CGTACTAAGTACGTTGGTGACAAGTTAGATTATGATATTATTCCACATTACAAAAGATATTATGTTGAAGGTGATTCGCGTCCCTTTGGTGTATCGTATGAGGTTGGTAGGGATGCAAAGAACAATCGTGTATTTGTATTCTGGTCAGAAGCAAGGGATGGAGTCCCCGGTATTCATTTAAAGTTTGACCAAGCGGGTAGGACAATACAAGTCAATGAAGATAACATTAATCCGTACTCAATTATGCCTGTGACCTTTATGGATTACAAGCAGAGTGCATCAGACGTAGTAAGAGCAGCCATTCAAATAGGCATTGCTAACACAGAGATAGCATTGGCAACACGCTTTGCGTTTGGTCAGCCTGTGGCAACAGGGATAGAAGAAGCTACACGTATGAAGCTTGGTATTGATCGTGTCCTTCTAATGCCACAAGATAGTTCATTTTCTTTTGTATCAAGTCCGGCTAATCTTGCACAAATGATTGATGTGGCTAAGTCCTTTGCTAATCAGACTGCTATTAATAATCACTTACGCATTAAGTGGGACGAGTCGGGTAATGCACCTAGTGGTTCTGCGTTGCGTTTGATGGAAATGGAGAACCTTGAGTCAAGAGTATCAGACATACCTAAATGGAGAGATTGGGAACACGAACGATATGAAGTGGATAGAGAAGTATTGCGTGTACATACAGGCAAAGATATGGGCGAGAATTATTCGGTGGATTTCGCAGAAATAGAATTTCCAACGGATCAGAAGCAAGAGTTTGAACGATTAGAATTTATGATGGCTAAAGGCTTAATGGATAGAACAGACCTTATCAAGC